AGCAAGTGCCTCGACCTGATCGGTAGCGATGCCTTCCTCTGGAACGATCAAGAAAAAGTCCGCCAACGCGGACACAACATCTGCGCCAGTCGTAGTTTCCTGAATTGCAGAAGTAGCAATCACCGATGGGTCAGCGGAGGTAGCTGAACCAAACGCCACTGTTTTGCGTGCGCCAGAGTAGTTTGTGAACTCGGTCCAACCGGCATGCGACGCCAACGTATCCGTAGATGAGTAGGTCGTGCCTGAACCGGGACCAGTAATCAAACCCAAGAAAAACGCGGCGGTGTATGCGCTACCTTTGAAGTAGTTGGTGTTCATGTCTTGCAGACCCTCGTTCACCACGAGGTTGTGAGTGCTTTCTTCCCACTTCACGTTGCCGTCTTTGTCAACACATTGGAAATGAAACACACCGCCAGCTTTGACACGGTCATCTGAGCCTTGACGGGCAACAAGCCCGGCAGAAACTTGGTCAACTGATTTAGCTTTTTCGATAGACATGAGGGCTCCTTATGAGATGCGGATAATTGCCGCTGTGTTGGTAACAGCAGGGAACTGTACCGTGAAAGTTGTGGTTGATGTTTTGTCGCCGCCGAAGTCCAGCACGCAAACCGTTGGGTTACCAGAACCCGATTTGTAAATCAGCGCGCCGCGTGCAGTCAGCGCCGAAGTCCATGTCACGTTCGCAAACGACAAGTACACCGTGGCGTTACCTGTCTGGTTTCCAATTGTAGGTGTCTGCGTAACAGTTAGCGTTTCGCCGCCAGCAGTGTAGCCAGAAGCCACGGTCTCGCCGGCAGTTGTGTACGCAGTTGTATCAGGACCAATCGACGCTGCACCGGTGTACAGCGCGATCTTAAATGTGTCTGTGCTGAAGTCGAAGTCGCCGTTTGGCAGCCCGAGCTTGAACGTGTTTGTTGCGCCTTGAGCGATAGCCATTACTTGACCCCGTTATTCTGCGGCAACGGAGCCAAGCGGGATTGCCCGCTGCGGTACGCGTCACTACGCTCCATGCCGTTACCCAAACGAGAGGCCATTGCAAGCGCTTCTTGGTACTTGGTGTTGTACACCGCCAACATGTCCTGCTCACCTTTCATGAAGGTGTAGGCTTCAACCAAAGACCCGTACAGCAGTACAGAATCAAAGTTGTCGCCCAGCCAAGTACGCCCAGAGGGCGAGTCAACAATAGACTGTGGGTAGTAGTAGTAATGCAGCTCAACGACGTATGCTGCGTCAGGTGTAGGGCCAAGAAGAAACGTCAGTTCGTTGGTAATAACCACGCCCGAAGTGGAGGGCCCGAACAAAGCGTAATACTTGGGGATAGCCTTGTCTGTTGGTTGTGGGTACGCTTGACGGATGAAGTTCACATCCTTGTTCAACAAATACTCGTATGAACCGGTGGCGTCAATCACAGCAATCGAGTACACGGCCAAGAAATCATCAGGGCAAGACAAGTACTTGTTGTTGTCTGTGGTTGAACCTGTGACGTTTTTACGCAACGAAGGAAACTGCACCGTGTTATAGATGCGTTGTTCCGCCTGCTTGATGAAGGTGTCGATCTGGGTCTCAGTATCAACAACACTTCCGTCAGCAAGGTATGTATCCGGAAATTGGTTTTCCGTATAGCTTTGAATCGAAGCGTAAAGTTCGTCGTAGGTCATCTTAGGCCATTGGTCCGCGTGCCATCACGCCTTTTGTCGCCGCACCGGTGCCGCGGATTTTAATACCCGAAGTCTTGGTGCCTTTGTAGTCGTTGCTGTGCGAGTTTGCAATCGACTGGTTCATGTCGCGCAAGTACGCTTTGTTGTCAGCAGTACCGGCCTCTTTGATGGGGGCCGACTTTGGTTGGGTGTATGTAGCCATATTAACCTCCGCGACCCGAAGAACGCTGGTTCATTACCTTGGCCATGTTGCGGCCGTACTTGAGCATGTCGGCGTTGGTCTTGCCACCGGCTTTCAGTTTGGTTGGTTTTTTGCCGGGGTGCATGTTTTTCTCATGCTTGCCGACGGCGGCTTTAATCATTTTTTTGTCTTGTGCGAGGTCTTTCTTGTCCATGGGGACTCCTTACGTTGTGCTAACTGTGACTGTACCAATTTCCACGGACAAAGCCAAGTAGTTTGGCGTGAGTCCGACATCATCTAAGCTCGAACCGCCAACAGGGTTCCACCCCCATTGAATGTCACGACTGCCCTCGGCTTGGTAGCCTTGTGCATCAAGACTTGTACCGCTGCCGTTGATGATCTGTAGCCCGGTTGTACCAGACGTGATGTAGCTGCGATCTGGGCGAGGATTACGCACGCCTTGTGGATCATCCACAGGGTACATGCCCAACTGCAACTGCGGCTGATCTGGATCCCAACAAGTTGGGCACACCAGCAACTCGTAGTTCTTGGTCTTGACGACCTCGCGCTTGAGTTCATGCAGCTTAAACCGTGCATCACAGCGATCGCACTGCGCGATACTGTATTTGCCGGAGGAAAACCGATTTCCCATTTAGAAGCCACCACCAATAAACTGCTGGCGCGGCACAAACCGCACGGCGGCTTTCTCTTGATCTTCCTGCGCGGCAGTTGTCCAAGCCTCGTCGTATTGCAGCTTCAACACATCCAAACGCTCTAGACCACCGGGGACTTTGAGCGCCAAGTAGTAAGCCAAACCGGCTGTCATGCAAGGCACGAAGCGGAAGGGGACGTCCATGACGTTCACACCACCGCCAGCATCCTGCACACGGCGCATGCGCCAGTACACGAATTGGTAGCTTTGTGAACCGTCTGGTGTTGGCCACACAGTTACGGCTGGGAGACGTGCCCAATAGACCGAAGCACCGGTGAGGTGTGAGGCGGCAGTGGTGTTGTTTTGGCCACGGAAGCAGTTGTACAGGGTGTTACCTGTGATGTAGCCGTACTGAATGAACTCGTTGTCAACCTTGATGAAACCGGTGGAGGGCAAGCCCGTAGCATCGGCCAAAGTGATTGTGTCTGTGGTCGATGTGATTGCCCCGTCCAGCGTCGATGTCAATGACTGCTGGCCGTCCATGCGCTGCACCCACACCTGAATCGGACTGGCTTGTTGCAGCTTGTTGGGCAGGGTGGCGTAGGTCGACACGCTGATGCGTGTGATTGTCAAATCCGCTTGGTTGGACTGTTGGTTGGCTTGTGTGCGGATGACATGCTCAAGCAAGTCCACGGTGTCGTTGGGAAGCGCGTAGGTGTTCTGGCCTTGCACCAAGTCAATGGTGCCCTGCTCAAAGGTCCACATGTTGATGCCGCGGTTGGCCCAATCGGCGAACAACAAGTTCAACGAACGGCGCGCAGTCTTCAAGTCATAACCCGTGCGCAACTCCGAGCCCACGCGCTCGAACGCCTCCTCGACCAGCTCGGTCAAGTCGAGGTTAAAACCGGTGAGTCCAGAGGTGTTTGCCATGATTAATACATTTTCCCGCGAGTTTTGCCGCGTTGGGCTATGCCGTCGGCACGGCTAGAAGCGGAAGAAATCTTACCGCCTTTTTTGTAATCGTCGCGCATGCGCACATCGCTGTTTTCACGGCTGCGCGGTGCAGGAGGTGGAATACGCTCCTCTTTCTTCTCGCCCATGTAGGGGAGTTGTTGAATTGGGACTTTGAACTCTTTGGTTTCTGGTTTCTTAGTAGCCATTTTTTACCTCAGCAATTCCATGCCCGAAGGCTTTTGTTGATGCGTGAATTCGGGTCTTTGGCGGTCTTGGCCGAAGTCAGTTTCTTCTTCATGCCAGACATCCTCGCGCAGAAGGAGTCGCGGCGTGAGCCGCCCTCTGGTTGCGGAGCCTTCAGACCGGGCTTGCCGGGGTTCGCTTTGTTGTAGGAGGCACGGCCTTTGGCGTTCAAGCCGCCTTTGGGGTTCTTGCCTTCTTTGCGTTGCCATGCGGGTGACTTAGCCATTATCTGAACCTCGCTGTTTTCTTTGCCACAGTTTTTGGCTGGGCAACAAACTGTTTGCCTGCTGCCTTGCCTGCACGTTTTGCCTTGGTGGTAGCTGCGTATTCGGCAGCACTCAAGGACTTGATAGCCTTCTCAGGCAAGTACCGCTCCCCCGTCTTGGAAGACGGTTTGCCAGACTTGGTGCGCCACTTCTGGTCGCCCCAATCCTTCAAGGATTTCTGCGGCGCTTTCATGTCAGTCTCGATACCCACCGCCAGCGGCTTTGTACTTCTTGGCTACCAGCTGCGCTTTGCGCGCTGACCACTGACCAGCACCGGTACCGTGTGTAGCAGCGGCTTTTACTTGAGACACAATCTTCTTGCGAAGACCGGGCTTCGTGTAATTGCCAGCTGCGTTCACTTTGCCGCCTTCGGCGTACATGGTGACCTTGTTCGGATCGTCCTTGCGTTCGATCGTCTTAGCCTTGGGCATTTTGCTGGGGGAGATGGCCCCCATTCCTCGGCTTGCCATCATGGT